CCGCATAGCTGTACCCGCGATAGACCACACGGACTGTGGCGGTACTTATCCAGTACTTATCGGTATAGTAGGTAGAAGACGATCCGTTCAGATTACCCACCGGAACCATGTCCATATACTTGCCGTGCGCCACGCCTGTAATCCACTGACCGCTGTCCTTCTTGCCCTGTACCATACGGATACTGCCGTCAGGCATCCAGATGCGCCATTTGCCCTGGTTGCCGCTGTCATTCGGCAGATCCACGCCGTCCATCATGTCATACTTGTTGCCGTAGATGTCCTCGTAGCCCAGGCAGCAGATATTGTTCACCTGCACCACGGTCGCCTGTCCGTATTCGTCCCGGCTCTTATACCAGGCATACTGATGCACCAAGCCGTCAATCAGCGAATTCGTGATTTTGTTGTTGATGACATACGCTTCGTCATAGCCGATGGTGTCTGTCATTCCATGGTCGGCCGTTCCACCCGTTGTCCGGTTATTGTTATGCTGACCGGCACCGCATTGTTCCTGCATGTCCCTACGCCCGTACTTTGCATAGCTCAGGTTCGCGATGCGGCTGTGCATCAGGGCATCTATCTGCTGCATGCCACGCTGCTGGCTGTAATAGTGGAAGTCCGTCCATGTCATGCTTGCCGTGGTCGAAGCTCCGGTTATGCAGGCACGCAACTTGCTGCCCACTACAGAACTGCCCACAACGGCACACAGATGTTCCTCATTGGCCACCCAATCCGGTTCCATGTCCTCTATCTTGTCGCTGTTGCTCAGCACCACGCAGTCAAACTCTGCCGTGTTCAGAATGGAGAAATGCAGGGCTGTAGCACGTTCCGGAACGTCTGCTATCAGATACATGCCGGCTTCAAATTTCAAGCCGATGGTCGGCACCACAATACTCTTCAGGATGTTTCCCTCCGCATCAGCAAACACACTGCCGATAAGCCCTGTTCCTGGAACGCTCGGGAAGCGGACACGTCTGTAACCCGACACGTCCACTTTGCACACGGAATAAGCCTTGTCCGTCGTATAGGATTCCATCAGCGTGGGCTTGCCGCTCATGATCTTGCGTTCACCCAGCCAGCCGCCCTGTGTCTCCTTGATGGCATCCAGTGTCAGTACCGTCGCGTCCGGAATCGGGGGCATTTCGTCCTCCGGATAACTGCTGTAGCAGGCGTACTTCTTGTTGTTCAAATAATCGTTGATGCCTTTGCTCCAGTAAAACGGCTCATACATCATCCAGTCTCCCTCGCTGCCGTCCAGCTTCGCCACCGTGCAATCGTTCATATCCTCCGCATCGGCATAGAAGTTCGAGCTTTCGTCATGCAGGGGGAAATAGGTCATCTCCCCGTCCGGGTTGTTCACTTCCACCTGCTGCCCGGCTATCTCCACCTTCCGGCTCGTGGGCATCCTGGTCACCTTGGCCAATACGCGGTGGCGCTTGGACAGGATGGCATTCACATGCCCGCTCATTTTGTACGTATTGCCGAATTTGTACCCCGTCTTGTTGTCCAGGTTCGAAACATTGGCATCGTCGGCCACACTGTCGTCAAACTCAATCATCGTATAGGGCGGCTGCTTGATGGTCAGTTCCGGATAACGGGCGGCATACTTCTCCAGTTCCTCATCAGCCAGATACTTCGTCAGGGTCAGCTTGCCCCTCAGTCCCGAATGCCGGTCATCCACGGCACCCGTCTGCGTATACGTTCCGTAGTCGTAATACTTCTTCAGCAGGGTTCCGTCGTCTTCCCGGTCTATCTCCAGCACGAAGCGTTCCAGCTTGCCGCTGCCGTTCAGTCTGGCCTGGTGAAGGCGTTCCAGCATAGCGAACCCGTCGATGCCGGGGCAGTTGGTGTAGCGGTAGCCCCGCACATTATTGATGCCTTCCAGTATCAGGCCACTGTCGGACAGCTTGGTCAGATATTCCAGGAACAGTTCCTCAATCGTGTCCGGCAGGCATAACTGCACAACGGGCGCACCGGTGGCCAGTTTCACACGGGTCAGCCCCGTACCCCTCACGTCCAGTTTCTTCAGGCGGCCCTGCCAGCTCAAGTCCAAAGTAGCCACATTGCCGTTGTCCCCGTTCCGGGCCAGCCGGTTGTTCCGCATGTTCACTTCTTCCAGAAGCAGCATGCCGTTCGTCGAAGCCATGAACGAGCCATTCCGGTAACCGCTGGCTTTCTCCACGCTCATGTCGAGTTTTACCAGTGAGGTCAGCAGACCGAAGTTGAAGCCGATTGCGAACGCATCCTCATGCCAAACCAGTTCCTTGACTTTCGCCGCACCGATGATCTTCAACGGGTCATTTTCACCGAAGGCACGGGTCAGCTGCAACGAGTGGAGCACGTCCGCATCCACCACGCCGCTGTCGGCCTGCACGCCGTTGCTGGTGGAAAGCTGCACACGGTACGGAATGGTCAGACGGTACTGCATCGGTTTCAGCGTGTAGGCCTTGTCCAGCGATGCCGTACTCTGGTAGAACTGGGCACCCAGCGTGGATACATAGCCGTACTCCACCTGCTTCAGGTCATACCGGCGTTGGATGAAGTAGTTCCGGTGTGCTTTCAACGAACCCTTCAGACCGTAGATTTGCGGATAGGTCTGTTTGGCACCGTCAGCACCCACCGGCATTTCGTTCAGGAACGGGTAGATGTATTTGAAGATGCCGGACTTGTTATAGAGGCGTGAGCACCACTTCTTCATCTGTTCGGTATCGAAATGGTCAATGGCTTTCTGGATACTGAAGGCACTCATGAAGCTTGCGCCCCCGTTCCATCCGCTCACCATAATCTCCACAATCATGTCCCAGCAATTGGCCACGATGAGGTTCCACAGCCACGAGTTATGACCCTGCATCACATAAGCCCCGTCGCGCTTCGTCTGGCGGTTGTCGTCATACTTCCCGGTCAGGAACGACTTGTTGTCAGAACCGAGCTGGCAGTCGCCGTCATAATAGTCAATCGACCATTTCACACCGTCCCATGTGCGGATAAGCATGTTCTTCGCAAGCTGGTCCACGCCGAGGTTGAACTGCACGTACAGATAGTAGGCAATCAGGTGGGGAAGGTCGAAATACTTCCCGGCCTCTTTCCTGAACGTATCGCTCTGCCACTTGGCGGTAGGGAACTTGTCGCCGTCGTCCTCATAGTCCACCCCCTCGAACGAATGGGATTCCGTGCTGTAAACCATGTTCCTGCCCGCAGGCGTTTCCTTTACGCACCGGTAGACGAAACTCATCATGCGGTCGGTGGCCTTGTACATCTTGTCGTACTTGTCACCGGTACCGAGGTGGTCTTTCAGGTTCGGTTCTTCCTCCGCGTCACCGCCTCCGTCCGACCAGAAGGTATCTTTCGGATGATTAAATTCCAGTCCTCCGTCAAAGTTGTAGTCCATGAAATCCTTATGCTCCGGTTCGGTACTCGGCAACCAGTGGAACAGGCACAGCGGATTGGAGTTGTTCAGCGTCTCGAAGCAGACGGGCAGGTACTGCTTGTGTCCTTCCTCGTCGGCTTCCAGGTAGTTCAGCGTGTCGCCCTCGCCCCATTTCTCGCCGCCGATGGTCTCATCCTGCCCGAAGATGGGGTAGCTGTCGCTCTTCTCGTTGTTCATGTTGTACTGGCCGTAATAGGTCAGGTCTTCGTCGGCACTCTTCGCTACGAACAGGTCGCACGGCAGGCCGTCGATGGCCGAACGGTAATCGTCCTTCAGCCCATGGTCTTTGGCGTAACGCTGGGCAGGCGTAAGCAGCCCCATCTCTTTCAGTCCGTCATTGATAAGCTTCGCACCTCCGGTATTGGTGGTCATGGACGAGTCCGAGAAGTCGCATTTGGAACATGCCAGCTTCGCGCCTACCGAGTTCCTGCGTAACTTGAAGAGATTTTTTTTGCCGGTAGTTACCACCGGATTCTTCTGCCTGCCGTTTCCGTCAATCTCCCCGTAGCTCAATGTAACCGTCCAGCCGCTTGCCGTCTTCTGGAAGTAGAAACGGAAGTTCTTTCTGGCATAGTTCACGGAAGAAGTACCCTGAATACGGACATATACGTTGGTAAGGATAAAGTCAAGCGTCCTGTCCTCTCCGTTATAGAAACGGACCTCCCTTACCAGTTTGTTGGCCTTCTTGTCGTTCAGCTGGGCCAGTGCATCCACCACGTTCAGCGTGTCGCTATCGCTCGGAACCTCACTGCCCACGCTGCCCGTGCCTATCAGTACCAGGATCGAGTTCCGGCGCTTCTTCATCAGCCCCATCAGCTTCTCCATGCTCACCGTATCTCCTTCATTCAGCACGCGGTTGTCCTCATCCAGTGAGCGCACGCCCGGTTCCCCGTCGGCATCCTCCAGGTGGTTGCGGTCCACGATGTAGTTGTTCAGCACCTCGTCCGAGGTCAGCGCCTTGTTATAGATACGCACGCTCTTCACGTTCAGGTCGGCACCCGCCGACTTAAATTCCAACTGGCTCTGAATGTCAAAATTCACCTTGTCGAGCCACTTGGAAGCAGCCGACTCTTCACCGTTCACATAGAAACCGATCAGCGTGCGCTGTTCGTTGGTCTGCACGTTCGGATAGAACACGTAGGTAATGCGGATATTCGTACCCGGCTGGAACTTGGTACCCACCGAGTCTTCATAGCGCAGCATCTGTCCGGCATCCATCGCCTCGGTCACCACACCGGTCAGGAACTTGGCCTCTTCCGGAGTCACAATCAGCCCGTACCGGTTGCCGTTGTCCAGCTGCCCCAGGCAGGTGATCAGCTCGGCATCCGTATCCGTCACGTTGGCCGTGCTGTATTCTATCTCCAGCGTCATGCCCACGTCACGGATGGCAAATCCCTCGGGCTTGTCCGCCTCGTTGAAGGGGCGGTAACCGCCGTCAGCGGTCAGGGTCATACCTGCACCACCGGCCAGCAGCAGGCGGTCCTTGTGCCAGCCGCTACCGGCACCATATTCGTTCACGCTCCACAGCACGTCCCGGAACTCCATACGCTTGTCACCGCTCACCCAGCTTGCCGGGTTGTTTTCCGTGTTGCTTCGCCCGAAGGCGTCAAACGTACACACGGCATCCGGTGCCAGCGTGGCTTCAATGTCCGGGTGCGATGTGGTGTTCACCTGCACCTCAAGCACGGCATCGCCGCATGACACACGGTAGTCCAACGGTTCCACGTTCACGTTCGTCCGTCCGTAGCTGCCGGTCTCACCGCGTTGCAGCAGGTCTTCCTTCACCACGCTGCCCCGGTCGGTCACTTTCACACGGGCCGTGTACGCATCGCGGTCATAGCCGGCATACGTGAAGTTCCATGCCGTGAACTGCTCTGCCTCCAGCACCGGGTGTTTCCAGTCACGCTGGAACCCCGCTGCCCGGTGGCTGAACATCAGGCCGGCATACGCTGTCACACCTCCGCCTGCCTTCAGCAGCGTAATGTAATGCACCCGGCTCACCACACCGGAGTTCTCATGCTGCGCGTAGGCTTCCACCACGTTCGTACCCTCCTGCATCTGTGTCAGGGGGATGGTCACGTTCTTCTGCTGCACACCGCTGCCGGCCGAAAGACCGAGGGTAAAGGCCTGTCCGCCGTTCACGCGGTAGTAGATGTTCTTCTCACCGCTCGTGCCCTTGGCAGTAAAGGGGATGTTCACGTCATTTTTATATCCCCCGTCGACCAGCCCGTTGCCCGCCGAGTAGGTGGTCTCCAGCTCCATGGCCACCATGGTCACCTTGGCCGTGGCCGTCTTCATCAGCGTGCCGTCCTGGTAAGTTGCCTGCGCTTCCACCTGTACGGTATAGGCAGTGGCATCCTTCAGATAGGGCGAAGCGTCAAAGGTATAGCTCTGTCCGGCTGTAACGCCCACAAACTCCGCATCCCGGAACTCACTGATGACGGTCGAACCGCGTTTCACGATTACACGGGCTTTCAGGTCGCTGTAGCCGTCCACCGTACCGCCACCGGCAGTGCCCACACCTACGGAGTATTTCACCACAAAGCCGCTGCCCAGTGCCAGATACTGCGAGGCGGGAAGTCCCGCACCGCCGCTGTCCGTCAGGTCGATGTTCACCACCACCTTGTCATCGTCCGTGTACTTGGAAAAGCGCACTTCCTTCGAGCTCTCGCCGCCCTGGTTGTCCTTCTGCTTCACGGTCATCACATATTGAGTGCCGTCCTCGCTGTCCTGCACATCCACGTCCGTCACCGTACCCACCATTGCATCAAACACCGTTCCGGATGTAGGGGGCTTCGTCTCGCCGCTCACCAGTTCCTCAGTAGGGGTACGGTTTGACAGTTCCTTCTTCAGAAACGCTTCTACATCGTCCCCGGCATAGGCATGATAGGTGCCGTCCGGCTGTTTCTGGTTCCATGGTGTTTCAAGATTCATCGGATGTTCAGTCGCATTGATGATTCCGCTTATTTTCCTTTTTGCCATAATACTGTCCTTTTATAATAATCATTCATTTATCAGTTTTACTGCTACCGTTCCATGCGTCCGACCCGTTCCACGGCTCGTCGCCTTTCCAGTATCCAAGTCCGAAACAGCTGCTGATTGCGGACCATACCAGCCTTGCCCCGGCATAGACAGCCGACAGGGCACGTTTTCCCACATACGCAGCCGTTATTTCCTTACCGCCTATGGTTATCATCGTCACTCCTCCTCATAAATCAGATACAGCGTATTCTCATCCTTGTCCGGCAGTGCTTCGTAAGCATCCCCGCTCATCACCTCATGCCGGTAGGAAAGTAGTCTCAGGCGGCCTTCTGTTCCGGTATATACGGCATCGCCCAGCAGGTAAAGCTTGTCCGGCAGGATGGCTGTCCGGTCCGCATTCATGAACATGCCGGCAGGGGGTACTCCCGCCACGTCCCAGTCCCCGTACAGGGTGGAGTCCATGTGGTAGGCAAATTTCCCGGCACCGGCCACATACACCACGCTGCCGCCCGGCTTGGTACTTTTGTCAGGTAAAACGTTGCCTGTTTCCATCCATGATGAAAAGCGTACAGTAGCCCCGCCGACGGCTGCTGCCGTAGTCTGTTCCACCTTGGCAGCGGCATTTTCTGCCTTGGCTGCCGCTTCGTTGGCCTTGGTAGCGGCTTCCGTGGCGGCCTGGGTCTTTTCCTCCAGTCCGGCTACGGCTCCTTCCGCTTTCTTGGCGGCAGCCTCGGCACGGGCGGCGGCATCGCTCGCAGGTTTCCCTATCAGTTCCAGGGGGACGATCACCATCTTGCCGTCCTTCTCGCCGGGCAGTGATTTCACACCGTTCAGCGAGGTAACAGTTTCCAAATCCTCCACACCGGTAGAGGACTGGAGCACACGGTCCAGCACTTCCTGAACCATTTCTTCTTGCGTCATTTCTGCCATAAATCTATTCATCTATCAATTTTACGATCTGTGAATAACATCCTGGGGTTAGCCCGATTACAGACTCTTTTATAAGTATAGCATCCTCAGCACTGATGGATAAATCCCCGTTTGCCTGTATGAGACGCATGCACAATTCATACGAATGGATTTTACGGCTGCTATCCTTATTAGAATCACCGGATGATCGAGCACCCTCCCCATTAAAAAGGCATTGGGCTATAATATCTGTCATCAGCTGGACTTTTCCACCGACTATGAGGTCATTCCCTCTATAATCCTTAAACGTCTTGTTAAAATTCACCTTCATAACTATTCATTTTTATGACACGTTAATGATAATTCCATTCTGTACTTCTACTGTTTTACCCTTGAATCGCCCAGACCAACCATTTTGAGGAAGCATTTTATCAGCTTGTACCACACCACCACTCACCAGAATATTCCCGGAATGCACCAACACATCGCCATCGAAATATCCTGCTGAAAATGTATATTTGTCAGGATAAGTAGGCTTCTCACGACAACTTCCATAAATACCTGCTCCACCAAATGGAGCAATACCCATGATTGCATTACTAAAATTGTTTGCCTTAGCATAGATGCAGGTATCTCCGGTCCAATAGCCGTCATATCCCAATCGAATTTCAGCATCTCCATTACTCCAAAGCATACAATTCCTTTCAACTGTAAATGTTCCTACCTTTCCTCCGTCCTCAACAAATATTTTTCCATATACAGATGCATTCCGGCATTCCATGCTCCCGTCTTCCAGTATCTTGAAATTGCCGTTGGCTGTCACCAGTCCCTCCAGCTGTATATGGTCAGCGGTCAGCTTGATTTTGCTCACGGGCTTGCCGTATTCGTCCGTATCTTCCACACTGACCCCGATAAGGGCCACCTTGCCGCTGGCATCCTGGGCATACAGCCCGGCACCTTCCGGCTTCACCACCAGTCCGGTTTCTTTCAATGCTTCACCGTCCTTGTCAAATACCGCCGCTGAAATCTTCACCAGCCGGTCGCTCTGCTCGAACAGTGTGCGGTACTTATAGGCCAGTGCGTCTGCCTTGTTGGTAGAGAATACCAGCAGCGATATGTAAATCACGCCCGTAAACGACAGCTTGAAGTCTCCCGTACCGTTCCAAAGTCCGTCCAGCGTGAACATCTTCTCACCGCCCACGGGCAGGTCTTCTTCATGGCCGAACAGGTTGAAGTTCTCAAACCCGGTCTTGTCAGCACCCACAAATTCGATTTTCAGCCTTCCGGCCTTGATGACTCGGTAGCTGAACGACAGATACACCACGCCGGGAACCCGTTCACCCTGGCTGTTCGTCTGCCGGTACTCCGGTACCAGGCGGAAGTCTTTCAGCCTTTGCATGATGTAATTGTTCCGGATATAAGCATAAGGCACTTTGCCGTCGGTCCGTATCTCGACATGCCCGTCCGGCTTCGTTCCGTAAGGACCGCCGTTCGCCCAGATCCAGCGTCCGCCCAGGGTGAACAGCGTAGCCTTGCTGCCCGTCTTCCATTTGTCCATGCCGTCGGCAAAACTGCTGTTGTCCAGATAACTCTGGTCTTCGCGTATTTCCTTGCGCAAGCCTTCCACAGCTGAATGGATTTTGCCTTCGGTTATCTCAAAGCGTGTCAATATGTCCTCGCCGGTCATCAGCACAAACGTACCCTTCAGCCACACGTTGTCAGCATACAGACCGTTTCCCTTCGGTTGGTTGTCTGCCGGGAAAGCGCTGCTCCTGATGCCGTCCAGCTTACCCAGCCGACAGCGCAGGCAGCCGTTGAAGTTTTTGGCCTTCACACCGTCCAGGATGTCGATACGGGGCTGCCCGTCCTCCGTGGCCGCAATGGATATAAGGTTCTGCCGGAGCGGGTTTTCCGTGTTGCCCATCAGCACGCACTCATCGCCTGCCTCCGGCTTCACCCCGCCAAACTCGCTTACCGGAACCAGCACCCCGCCGGCTATCACCGAGGCCACCTCCACCCAGTAGGATTTCAGCTTTGCCCCGCCTGTAACGGCACAGCGCATCAGGTCATGAGCCACAAAGCCCGATTCCTGCTCAAACAGGATGCGGTAGTTGTCACCCTGCTTCACCACGTCCTTGATCTTGCCGTTGGCTGCCGACACCACCAGCTGCCCGCACACGCTGCGCACCTGCTCAATCAGCAGTTCCAGCGCCACCAGACTTTGCCGGGCAGTCACTTTGTCCACCGTCAGGTTCGTCAGTCCCGTCAGCTGGTCAATCCACAGCTGCCAGCCCTCACCGGTCAGCCCGTCCACAAACTCCGTACTGCGCAGCAGTTCGCGGATCACGGCAGTCAGATACTCGGCATTGCCCTCACCGTCCACGCTGCCGCAGGGCTTGCCGCCGGTAGCCTCGCCGAAGGTCACACCCTTCAAAAAGCGGATGGGCTCTTTGGCTGTGTCCGGCTTGCTCTTATTCAGAAACTCTTTCTGGCTGCGCCGGGCGGAAAACAGGTTGTTGTCCGTGGGCAGCGTCTTGTCCCAGCTTCGTATGATGTCCGGAAGGGCAGCGCCTTCCGTCTTTGATTTCGTATAGCTTTTCAACGCACCGATGCTGTCCGTCACCTTGTCGAACTTGCCCACCTGCAGCGCATCGCTTATCTCGATGTCCATCTGTCCGGGTTCGTTCACCTTGCGGCTGATTTTGGTGATACGGCTCTGCCGGTAGCCTTTTTCCGGGAAATACTTCCGGCTCTCCAGCTTCACCCGTCTGCCCACAAACAGGTCGATGCCGTGCTCCTCCATATACACCGGGTCTGTCGGGGCTTTGTAGGCGGCAATGTCCAGCCAGTGGTCCCGGTTGTACTCCTCAACCGCTGCCGCAAATTCCTCTTCGGCCAGCCGGTAATACTCATCCGGCATCCGGATGTTCCACAGGATATAGGTGTCGCCGACGCGGGGCACCAGCTTGCCGCCCGGCAGCTGCGTGCCGTCATCATAGGGCCAGATGGTAATCAGTTCAAATTCCCTCGCCGCACTGTCGTAGTTCACCTCAAAGTAGTGGTCATCGCTTTCTCCCAGTCCGGCCAGGTCGCCCGTCTGGAACGACACACGCTTGGTCTCGCCGGCCAGCTCGTACAGGTTGGGGTCAAAGTTCAGCCCCCCGTCCCGGAAGTAATAGATGGTGAATTTGTTCCCTTCATCGTCCGTCACCTCCTCGCTGCGTACCGCACTGACCGTACCCACCCGGTGGGGGTAGATACCGCTGAAGGCTTCCTGCTCGTAATGGTCATAGATGCCGTATTCCTCCACGCCCTGCTCGATGTACTTCTTGCCGCCGGGGAGCATCAGCCTCGGGCTGCCGTATTTCTCCGCATCGATGTTGCGGGTCGAACCTACCGGGAACAGGCGGGTGTAGAACTTGGCCGTGTTGCCGGTGTCTCTTTCCAGCGAGGTCAGCCCCTTGCCGTAGCCAAGGGTGATTTCTTCCCCGTGCTCGCAGCGGCACACGTTCACCGTCTGCCCCTCAATCCACCATTCCACCTTGCCGCCGGCTTTTTCGGCAATGGCTTTCAGCGCCTCGTCACAGTACATCCCCTCGTAGTCTATCGTGATCAGCTCCGTACCTTCCACCGTACCCACCTTCCAGTCGGTCGTGTGGCCCATGCCGTCATTGATGGCTTTCACCACCATCGCCACATGCTCGCGGGGCGTGGCTGTCAGGGTAAACAGCGGGTTCGTGTCCCCGTCCGTCGTCTCCAGCACCAGGAACCGCTTGATCAGGCTCTCCACGCCGTACAGCTTCAGGTCATAGTCCCATTCGCCCTCGTTCACCTGCTTCGGGGTGTAGCGCTCCGTCAGCCAGTACCGTTCGCCCAGATAGTCCGTGTAGTCGTTCACGTCCAGGGGCAGGAAGTCATAGTAGCTGAACGACAGGGAAAGCACATTGTCTCCCTGCACCTCCTTGCTTTGCGTCGAGCCGTCGTTCACGGCCACGTCCGCACGCTTGGTCCCGGCTTTGTCATATATCGTTAGAAGCATATTCTAATAGCGTTTGAATGGTTATATAATCGGTTTCGGTTCCCGGAACTTTACCCGGAACTTTCCAGCATGCACGCCTTCCCTCCACAGATAGGTCAGCGGGGTAAACTTCGTGCAGTCGGCATACTTCACCCGCAGCTGCAGGTCCAGTTGGGGGAAACGGATTTCCAGCCAGCCGTCCTTCCCTTGCTTCAGGAAATTCACAAAGGCAAAGTACTGCTTCATCCAGCCTGCCTGGGTCTTGTTGTACAGGGCAAAGTGCAGCGTCACGTCCCGCGCCTCGTTCTTGGGGTTAAGAACTGCCGAGTATTTCTCACCGTCCTCTTCCCGTATGTCCACGACGGTATCCTTCTTGGCCTTGCTCGGGGTCAGGATGGCCGTCAGGTTCTCCATGCCCCCGCGCCGGTCTTCCACCAGGAACACGCCGTATTCCGTCCAGAT